GAGCCAATGGAGCGGCTGGAGTTGGCACAGTATTTAGCGGACCTGGAATCAGGAAATGAGTAACGAACAATGGCCGGACAGAAAGGACAGCGAAGTGGTGGACACAACGCAAAAACAACCGCGCAGCACATCGAAGATGGAACCTATCAGGCTATCCGTCACAGCAGCCGCGCGGACGCGGAAGTCGCGATCGGCAATCCACAGAAGCCGGCCGGACTTGACGAGATTGAAAGCTCGCTATGGGATGACCTCACTGATTTTTTGCCTGATGGTTGCCTGGGCGGCGCTGACACCGTGGCACTCCGCGAAATGTGCCAGTGGTACGGCGTTTACCGAAAGTCAATGCAGTCATTCAGCGACGATCCGCTCGACAAGGACGCACGAATGGCGACGTGTGCGACGTGGGACCGATTCTGGCGTATCGCTCAGGACTTCGGTGCAACCCCGGTTGCGCGGGCAAGATTGCAGATCGGTGGCGACTCCGGTGCATCTGAAGGCAATGAACCGGTGGACCGCTATGCATCAATCATGCAGCACAGGGACGCGAGCTGACATGGAGCACCCAGCGGCCCAGGTTGCCCGGTACATGGCCAGCGTGCTCGATGGCACGGCCAACGTCGGACGGCGCGAGCGGCAAGCAGTAGAGCGGCATTTACATGACTTGCAGCACGCAACGCAACGCGGTCTCTATTTTGATGAACGCAAGGCAGGTGCGGCAATCATTTGGTTTCCGATGACACTCGTCCATATCGAGGGCGAATGGGCCGGGCGTCCAGTCGAGCTGAGCGATAGCCAGGTCTTTATCGTGTGGTCGATTTTTGGCTGGCGTCGTCACGGCGGGTTATCGTTTTACGATGAGCGAGGTGAGTTACATGATATTGGTTACAGTGCCGGAGATGATGCCGTGTCGCTCGTGGCGGATTATTGGGCTGAGAATATCCCAGGCACGGTCAACGTCGCAGAGGATCAATTTGGCGACGTGTGGATTGATGCTGGCACGTTTCGGTCGAAAGTCGAAATCACTTGGCCGGGCTCGCGGCGGTTTCGTCACGCGTACATTTCATGCGCTCGCAAATGGGGCAAGTCGACGCTATCGGCCGGGCTCGCGTTGCAGATGCTCTCACTCGATGACCCGCTGGAGCCGGGGGCGCAAATCTACTGCGCCGCGACGAAAGAGGATCAGGCGAAAATTGTCTGGAATCTCGCCAGAAACATGGGAATGGAATCTCCAGTGCTCAAGCAGCACTTGAATTTTCTTGCCAAGTCGGTCACCACAAAACGGGATTCTTATCAGCCCCATAGTTTTCTTAAGGCGCTCGGCCAAGACTCAAAGACAGCGGACGGTTTTAACCTTCATGGCGGCATTCTCGACGAGATTCATGAATGGATGGATAAGCACCAAGGGCTATATGACAAGCTCAATACGGCATCAGGATCACGACGGCAGCCGCTCGTGGTGGTGATCACGACAGCAGGCGACGACAAGAGCAAGCTATGGATTGTCGTTGATACGCTGTGTTGCAAGGTCCTTGATGAGCACAGCCGGGACGAACCACCGGGCGATAACCGATTCGTGTTTATCGCTCGCATGGATGAGGCCAGGCCATGTGACTGTGGCGGCCTCAATTCATGCCGCAAGTGTGATGGCACGGGCGAGATCCCGGAAGATGACATTCTCGATCCAAAGAATTTTCGCAAGGCCAATCCAAACTACCCGGTTACGCCTAAAATCCATTACATGATGGAGCAGGCTGCAGATGCGAAGATAAGCGATTATCACTTTAATGTTTTCAAGCGGTATCACGCGAATATGAAAGTATCGTCGCTATCGAAGGTGATCCATCCAGATACGTGGAACGCCGCCTATGGTGAGTTTCTGCCGTGGGAGGATGCCGACGCTGTGTGTGGAGGTTGGGACATCGGCGGGCAAGATGACCTCGGGGCCATTGGGTTGTGCGCGAGGTTCGAGACCGGGCAATACGAGGTTTCACCGGAGACAGGCAAGCCAGATCGAGCGAGGCCGATCTATCGATATGAGATTGACGCTAAAGGTTTCTTGGCCACTGAATCGGAACGAGATGTATCGAAAGATCAGTGGCCGAATTGGATCGCTCAGGGGTTGCTTGTGGTTACACCGATGGAACTGGAGGCGATGAAACAAGAGATCCTATTTGAGTTTCGCGAAAACCGTGTTCGCTCATGGGCATACGATCCACATAATAGCCGTGACTTCGCGCAGACGCTCGAAACGACTGGTATTGAAACCGTCAAATTTTATCAAAACGCTGGCATGTGGACCGAGCCACTGCGATCGTTTCTTAAGGACCTGAAACGTGGTAGGATTCGCCACGACGGAAACGGATTACTGAGTTGGGCGGCGCAGAATCTGGTGACCGTCAACGCGTCCAAAGCGTCTGCTGTGATGATGATGCCTGACAAAGCATCAAGCCCCGACAAGATTGACCCCATCGTCGCTGTGATGATGGCCTATCGACTGGCGACTATCGCGCCACGTCGATCACACGGCAAGCTCTTTATTAGTTAAATCGAATGCTACAAAATATAAAAGCAGCAATGACGAGCGGTCTCAGCTATATGGAATCATGGCTATCCGATGCACTTGGCGACGGATCAGAGACAAACGCGGGCATCTATGTCAGCACAAAATCAGCGATGGGATATCCACCTGTCTGGTATGCCATCAATAAAATCGGCGGACACATTGGGCAAATGCCGTTGATTGTTCGCAAGCGTTTACCGAGAGGCAGCGAGGCAGCGCGAACGCATCCGGCATATCGGTTGATGAAAAATAAACCGAATCAATTGCAGACAGCCATCGGATTCAAAGAAACAATCATGGCCCATGCGTTGCTACTGCGTAGTGGACGGGCCGCGATTATCCGCGATGCTGCTGGCCGGCCCATCGAGCTGATTTTGATGACGCCTGATCGGACCGTAACAGTGCTGTCGGGCGGCAAAAAATGGCATGTAACGAACGTGGATGCAGACGACCCACTGGCACCACACGTCGGAAAGCAGAATCGCGCCTACTACAAAATTCCTGATGAGGATGTTCTGCATATTGTTGGCTTGTCCTGGAATGGGATTGATGGCCTGTCGATTATTGACATCGCCCGCGAAACATTCGGGCTTGGGATCGCAGGCCAAAAGGCGACCTCGCGAAACTTCAAAAACAACGCCAAGCCAGGCATCGTAATTGAAGCCCCGGTTGGCATGTTCCCAGACCAAGAGGATGCACAGCAATTCCTTGATGACTTCAACAAAGCTCACTCTGGACTAGATGCGGCTGGTAAGGCTGGACTGTTGCGGGAGGGCATGAAACTGTCGACGCTTGCAGTTAGCGCGAAAGATGCGGAATGGTTGAACCAACGAAAGTTTGAGCGACAGGATACCGCACTGCTGTTCTTACTGGAGTCGATCCTTGGCGACGACTCAAGCGTTTCCTACAACTCGCTGGAACAAAAAAATCTCGCGTACATGAGTAACTGCCTGATGCGGTGGATGGTGAAGTGGGAGCAAGAATGCGACGAAAAGCTACTGACCGAGCGGCAAAAAGAACGTGATACACACTTCTTTAAGTTTAACGAAAAAGCGTTACTTCGCGCGGACAGCAATACCCAGATGCTCACGATCACTGGCTACATCCAGAGTCGGGTAATGAGTCCAAACGAAGGCCGCGAGCTAATGGACATGATGCCTTATGATGGCGGTGACGAATACCTCAACCCAGCCATCACGGTCACGAACAAAGAACCGGGCAGTGACGATAAAGACCCTGCGATTGAGCAGGCAATGCGAATCGCACGAAGCGCGTTAGTCGATCGACTCGGGCATCTTGGCAATGTCGAGGCCAAGCAAGTTTTGGATGCCGTGAAGTTTGCGAAAAACTACAATGATTGGCTGGATCAATTTTATACGACGTGGGAGGGGACGCTATCGAAAGCGATCGTAGCAGTGGGCGGCAATGCGACCACTGCTACTAAGCACTGCGAGCGATCGAAAGGCGAATTATCGGCACTGACCGATACCGCAAAGAGCACCGACGAGCTGGCTGGGTTGGTTGGAGAACTGACGGAAACATGGACTAATCGCGCGGGCGAATTGGCCGATACAATCCTCGAAATTGAGAACGAATATGAAACCGTTTAATCTGAAGCTAGTCCCGAAAGCTGTTGCTGACGCGGCGGCAAAGTCGCTGCCGATCAAGTGCTTGAAGGCGGAAGGTGATGTACCAGCCGAGTTGCGCATTATGGAACAAATCGGCGAAGACTGGTGGGGTGATGGCGTATCGGCTACTGACGTCCTTGATTTCGTGGCGGAACAATCCGGCAAGCCTATTAATGTACGTATCAATTCACCGGGCGGGTTTGTCTACGATGGCATGGTGATCTACAACGCACTGGCTAGCCATACGGGCCGCGTTACCGTGACGATCGAGGGTTTGGCGTTTTCAATGGCTTCGGTGATTGCGATGGCAGGCGACACGATCCGCATGTTCAAGGCTTCGGACTTCGGCATACATCGTGCTTGGGGCATGGCGGTTGGCAANCANAAAGATATGCGTGCGAGTGCGGAGTGGCTAATGACGATTGATCAGCACTTAGTCGANATCTACAGNGAAAAAACAGGCAAAGATGCCGGGCAGATTAACGCTTGGATGGATGGCGAATCGGACGGGACGCTGTTCAGCGCTGTCGATGCACTCGCGAATGGATTTGCCGATGAGGTGATCGACCCAAAATCGGAAAAGGAAGGCAAGTCGGCAATCATTCACGNCGCCAAAAGTGCAATGAGATCTGCGGCCAGTGCATCGTCAAGGCTACAGATGGCTCGTGCGCAGATGCTGGTTGATTGATCGGCTAAAAAAGCGAAAAGAATTTGCTTGACACGATACACCGAATCGTTAANATTTGGCATTACANAACTGATCTGTGATTTCACGNNGGCTCATTAGCGACGTGGCTCACTGCTCGGCAATTTTGTTTTGTACCCATCAAACCAAGATGCCGAGCGGCAAGCCACGTCGCTTTTTTTATGCGAACATTCTCTTGCCGCTGCGGCAGGAGAAAAAAACGTGAAGACCAAAAAGCAGATCCTGGAAGAAATCGCGGCACTCAAGGCTGAATTCAAGGCAATTTGTCAGCAAGCCAAGGAAGATAAACGCGAGTTGAGCGCCGACGAGCAGACACGTTGCGACGTGATTACGGGCGTTGGACATGATGGCGACGACGACCACAAGCCAGGCCAATTGGCAACGCTCACGGTCGAGCTGAAACGCGCCGAGCGTCGTGACGAAATCATGCGAGACAACATCGACACGCGTGTTGCGAGCGGTGACATCGAAGTGCCGAATGTCGAAAGTGACAACCCGTTTTCCAGAATTCGCGTGCCAGCGTCGGCACACCGACCTGCGAAAATGAGGGCGTTTGTGGGCGAGGGTGCAGTAAAGGAAGCCTATGCTTCGGGCATGTTCGTTGCCGCCATTTTCGGCAACGAGCGGGCGCAATCGTTCTGCTTGGAAAACGGCATCAGCTTCCGCGCGACCATGAAAGAGGGCATTGATTCGCTGGGCGGTGTTACCGTCCCAGATCCGCTCTCGGCTGCGATTATCCGCATCGTCGAAGAGACCGGGATTTTCCGGCAGTTCGCGGGCCGCAAAGCAATGTCCTCGCCGACCGATACCACACCTCGCCGCGTTGGTGGCCTGAAAGTCTACTACCCTGACGAGGGCACCGCGCTGACCAAGAGCGATCTGGTACTGGATAAGGTCGTCTTGAATGCGACCAAATACGCGGTGCTGAGCGAGATCACGACCGAGCTAAACGAAGACTCTGTGCTCGACATGGTCAACTTACTGACGCTGGAAATGGGCTACGCCAAGGCCAAGGCCGAAGACCTCAACGGACTCATGGGCGACGGCACTGGGGCTTATGCCAGCGTCACGGGCGTTGGTGCAGCGATCGCTGCGGTGGCCGGGACTCCAGGCAAATTCACTGCCAGTACCGCAATCCTCGGTAGCCTGATTTTGGGTGACTTTGAGCAACTCGAAGCTGCGCTACCTGAGTTCACCGGAGTGGATCCGGCATGGTACTGCAACAAGAGCGTTTGGGGTGCCGCGATGGCACCTCTCATGCGTGCAGCCGGTGGTAACACGATGGGTGATCTGGCTGGCCGAGTCGGCAAAGAATTCATGGGCTATCCGGTTCGCGTGACTCAGGTGATGCCAAAGACGCCGACGGCTGGTCAGCCGATTTGCTACTTCGGAGATCTGATGATGAGCAGCACGCTCGGTACTCGCCGCGAAATGTCGTTCGCGACGTCGACCGAGGGGACGTTTTTTACAAATGACACGATCGGCGTGAAATCCACCCAGCGAATCGCGATCAAAAATCACGAAGTTGGACAAGCGGCAATTGCGGCGTCTGGTGATCAGGCCGCTGTTCCAGTTTTGGCCGGTCCGATCCTTAGCCTCGTCGCGCCTGTGGTGTAACCAACGGCTGGCGTTTCTTTATTTCGCTCCCAGTTTTTGTTTGTCAATTATGAAAATCAAGTTGCTCAAAACGTGGTCTGGCTTTCCTCCAGGCCATGAGTTTTCAAGCATGCACGTTGGCATGCAATTGACGCTCGTGGAGAGGCGATTTGCGGAGGTGGTCGAGGCTGATACCACGGTCAGGCACCGGAGAAAAAAGAAGAAGCCAAAGNCAGNGGAGCCGACGGAAGATCCAACGGAAGATCCA